TTAAGTTAATTACTTGAGACTCTGGGTGGTCTAATTCGCCCATTGCTCTGTTTTCTTTAACTAGTTCTTTGTACTTATCTATTTCTCGGTTCCATAAATCTTTAGAGTAATATCTTCCATTACCGTTTTTTATTTCAGCGGTTGCTAAAATACCTTCAACGATTGGATTACCTCTTTCAGACATTTTACCTTCTGATAATAAACCTGGGGTAGGTTTAAATAACTGTGTTTCAATAAGTACTTGTTTCATATTAATAATCTCCCATTTTAAGTCCTAAATGTTGTTCTACAAATTCTTTTATCTCTTCTATAGACATTCCTGCTTCATATGCCATTTCAACTGCATCCGCTACTGCTTCCATATGTTCAGGTGCTTCAGAGGGCATATCTTCCTCAAACATTTCTATAGCTGCTATTTCTTCAGAAGCTTTTTTAATGTCTTCTAGGTCACCTTTTATTTTTTCAGTATCCTCTTTATCATCTTCGGCTTCATTCAAATTAAAATAATCCATGTAGTTTTTATGAGAAAATCCTGTACCTGATACAATGCCACCTGCCATTGATATTGAATGTTCTTTAAGTTTACCATAACCACTTGATTTGTATTCACCTTTTGGTTCTACTGGTTCACCTAAACTTGGAGCTTCATCCGTGTAACCTAAATCTTTTTCTCCAAATTGTCCATTTTTAGTATAAAAAATAGGGTCTTTGGCTAAATTTTTATAAACAATCTCTAATAATTCTTGATCTGTTTTTCCTTCGTTTTTAGGATCTTTATATTCACAATAATATCCCATTTGAATTTGACCAAAAATCATGTTGTTTGGGTCTTTTTTATCTAATGTGTCATACCCATTAGCTTGGTCTTCTTCAACCTCTTTAGATACTTTCTTTTCCTCAGCTTTTACTTCTGCTTCTGCTATAAAGTTTTCAAATGCATTTTCGTATCCTTCTTTCTTTCTTTCTAGTGGATTTCCTACCATAGGGATACCAACAAAATTTTCGGAGATAATGTTCCTTTGCTTAAGAATTTTAGATGCTTCATTATATGTAGCCCCTTGTCTTATTAAATTAGGGAATTGTTTTTTTGCTTCTTTTAAGAAAACACCTTTATGGCCCTTGTCTTCCTTAATTAGTCTATATTGTTCGGTTAAAGTTTTTTTCATTCTCCTTGTTTTAATAATTTTGTTATGTCATCCAATAATTCATTTACCATATCTGTTGAATACACTATTGTATATGAACCTGGGTTTTCATTGTAGTATTGGGCTGTTTCGTTTTTTGCGTTTGATAAAAGTGGGGATATAGAATTTATTTTTTCTTCTATATCTGTAAATGTGTTAATTCTGTTTTGTTGGAAATCACTGTATTCAGTTAATTCCTCTTTTTCAAATAATTGTTTTACTATAGTACCCGCTCCTTTAATTTTTTTAGGTACGGGTTTAAAACCTAATTTATAATAATAAATATCTTTAGCTCCGGTTGAAGATTTGTTTTTGTCAAATGCCCTTGGAGTTAAGTATCCTATTCCTTCTCCTTCATCAACATTTTCAATTCTATTCATGTTTTCATCTGAAACCCAATATGCCGTCATTTGTCCTGGGGAAGCGCCTCCACTCATTCTACGTTTAACAAATGTTTCTGCTTCTTCGTAAGAATCAAATGTTCTAGGTTCATCTAAGGTTTGAAATGTTTTATCATCAAATTTTTTAACTAAACCTTTTCCTTGTCCCCTACCTAAATTACGTGTGACGTAAAATTTATTTTCGTCAACTGATTCTTCTAAGTTTTTATTACCAAAAGTCATATAATATACAGTTCCTAAAAATTCCTTTAGATTTTCACCACCTATGCCTATTGCTGTCTTAAGTTTCTTTGCTAAATTTGGATCTGAGTCTATCTTATCTGCCATCAGCTTTGTCTTAGTATCATCAAGTATGGTACCTATTGTAGTGTACCACATCATTCCTAGTATACCTCCTAAAACTGTATTATCAACAAATTTTTGGAAAAGTCCTTCATTAACTTCTTCTTCTTTTACCATTCTAATCCTGTCATAGGCTTCAGGGTAATTTTTTCTAACGTGTGTTCTGTATTGGTTAAATAGTTTTTTTACTTGGTCTGTAATTGAATCTATTGTTGGGTCAGATTCTGCTTCACCTTCACTTTCTAATGTTCTTAGTAGTTTATTTAGCTTATCAAAAGTTTTATAAACTGTATCAAAAGCACCTACATTTATTATATCCCACGAAATCGCCCCCGTTACAGGGTTAATGTTAGTTACTGTGGATTTGGTTCCGTCTTTGACTTTTACATCACCAACTTCAAATTCACTATTTTCTTTTAATTTAAATTTATACATGGGTAGTTTCTAATTCTTCAATTAAATCGTAATATTGTAACAAATTGATAAGATCGTTATCTTTAATTTTAGACGTTTTACCTATAACAGGAAGTATTTTAATTACTTCGTTTATTTTTATCTGTGTTGTTTTGTCTGGAATTGTGTTTGATAGTTCTGTTAGTGATGTTTTAATTTCACCTACTTTAGTATTATAAAATTCCTTTAACTTTGGGGTATTGTCTATTGAGGTAATTAATTCCTTTAAAATTTCTTTTTGACTTTCAAGTAAATCCTCATACTTATCATTAAACTTGTTTAACAAAACCCTAGTGGTTAGAATTCTTAAATCTTTATCATATGATTTAAATTCTTCAAGCACTGTTTCCTTAACTTTATCTTTTTTAACTGATGCCGCTGATAAGTGTTCTAAGATAGTGATTTTATTATCTATAATTTGTTGTGTGTTTGATGGGTTTTCTTGGGAGAAACTTTCTATTAAAGTATAAAAAGCAGCTTGTATTTTATAATGTGGTAACTTATGAGAGAAAAATTTAGTAACATCGTAATGTTTTTTAATCTCACTAATCAAATTATATTTTTGTCTTTTAAGTGCTTGTCTATTAAAATTCTTAGAGGATTGTAATAAAGTTGATAAAGTTACATCAGCTTGTGTTTCAGTAATACTAGTTTTCTTAAAAAGAGTTTCATATAGTTTATATTCTCTTCCTAGTTCTGTTTTTACAAAATATTCTTTTAGAATACCACTTGCCTTAGAATCAGTACCATTTAATGTATCAGTAGTTATTTGTCTAACTAATAGCTCAAAAAGAACCCCTGCGTTTTTGTACTTTGAATGCTTAATGTTCATTCTCCAATGTTTAGTTTATTATAAATATATAAAAAAATCTTACTCTTTCAACTGTTTTTCATCAAGTAGGTCATTTTTCTTTTCATCCTGCTCAAATACCAATTGCTTTTCAGTACGATGTGGTGAAGGTACTTTATCTAGCATGTTTAAAGTTTCTAAAGCCAATGGAGATCTACCTTTATATGATGGGTTAAGTCTACCATTATCATTATAATCTTTTTTCATTCCATCTTTACCTATTGGGTCTTTTCCAAAAGCACTGTTTTGTGTATGTGATTTAGAATGTTTTTCTTTTGGTCTTCCTAATGATTTTTCCTCATCGTATCCCGTAGGAACATTAGAAGGGTCTGATTGTGTTCTACCAACTCCGTATAATGAAGCTAAATCATGTGGTGTACCATAAGATTTGCCGGTTTCTTGTGGATCATTACCTTCAGCTTCTATTTGAGTTAATCTAAAGTTACGTTTAGTATCCTGCTTAATTAAATCTCTATATTCATCGTATTGATCTTCACTGAAGTGGAATATATTTTCATAAATCCAATCAGATGGGATTAATTTACTATCTAACATTGATTGGGCCAATGTAATTTTATCAGTCATTAATGCTACTCTTTCTTGATCATATATGATTGATGGGGTAGTTAAAGACAATTCAAAGTTTGTTAGATTCTCATCTTTATAACCCAGAGTATATAAATGAACTAATGCTATCTTTTGTAATTCAGATACCATAATTCTTTGAATTCTTTCTATCGTTCTAGCAAACCTAATATCTTGTGCTGCTAATGTAGCTTTACCTTCTGTATCTGCATCATATCCCATAAATGCTTTAGGGACTTTAAGTGCCGCAAATAACTTATCTCTTAAGTATTCTACATCAGCTATACCATCGTATTGTAATCCTGGGGTAGTGTCTATTTTAGTTGCTGTATCATTCCCTCTAACAGGTATGTAAAAATCTTCAAGCATGTTTTGCATGTTGTATTTAAGATTATACTCTCCGGTTTGTGGGTCTGTAAAAGGAGTACGTTTCATTTTAGAGATTGTCTTCTGCATAAAGTTTTCTACTTCAGCAGGAGGAATATTACCTACGTTCATGTAAAATACTCGCTTTTCCGGCGCTCTAACTATTCTATGTATCAACATTGCGTCCTCCATTAGAACGTACTGTTTAAACAGTTTACGTGCTGGTTCTATATATGATCTACCATATGGGAGGAAGTTAGTATCAGTTAATAATCTGAAGTGTGCCATTTCGTAGTTATCAAATAAAATAGCATTATCGCTTACATCATTTGAGTTTGGAACATTATAGTAACCATAACCACCCGTTGATAAACCATTAGGGTCAAATTGGAATTGAATATCTGCGGGTTTATCAGGATCTCCACCTTCTATTCTTTCAATATGGAAGGCATTATAAGGTATAACATTGTAAACACCAAATTTTTCTGCTATCTCTAATTTAAGGAAAAAATCTCCATATTTACACATATTTCTAACCCAAGGCCATAGGTTAAATTCTATGTTTAATACATCATAAAATAAATTATATAATATTTTTTGGACATTTTCATCTGAACTTCTAATTTGAAGTACTTCACCCATGTCATTTTTAAGTGTGGACTCATCTGCTATAATATCTAAGGCAGAAGCTATAATAGCATCAGTATCCATAGAATCATATTCTGAATATAGTTGTG